CGCCCGACCCAGTACCACTTCCAGTACCGTCACCACCGCCATCACCACCTGTATTAGTAGTATCTGTTCCACCAGTACCAGCATCTCCACCAGTACCAGCATCTCCACCAGTACCAGCATCTCCACCAGTACCAGCATCTCCACCAGTACCAGCATCTCCACCAGTACCACCATCTCCACCAGTACCACCATCTCCACCAGTACCACCATTGCTAGGGTCATATATTATTGGGGGTATATTAAAATCGGGCATATTTTCTGGGAGGAAGATATTCCACCAAGGCTGGTTAGGGTCATATGTACCACTACCGGGTAACTCCACACCCACATCTACAGTACCTGATGAATCAGTAGTGGGAGGGGGGACGGATTGCCCAGAACCGCTTGAGCGACCAGAGTCACCAGAGCCACCAGCATCACCACCAGCATCGCCACCATCAGTAGCAGAACCACCGCCACCGGGTTCTTCTTCCACGGGTGGGACAACAGGCTCATCTATAGGGACTAATATCTTCCCACCGGGGTAATCCCCATAACGCTCAAGTGCTTCCAGTACACGACTAGCGTACTCAGCATTAGTCTCATAACGGTACGGCTTACCGTCCCTTATAACTACGCCATCTTCTGGCGCTGGTTCAGGTGTGGGTTCAGGCGCCGGGGTAGGTGCTGTAACAGGCTGGCTACGCTCTGCATCCCTAATCAGTTCTTCGATGTAGGCTAAGTCTGGGATGTCCCAAAGTCCGTAGTCACTAGGCGAACTAAAAACTGTGTATCCTGCATTTTCAGCTCTTGATACAGGGGCAGTGCTGTAAGGAGGAGCGCCCGGGGTTTTGGTTTTAAATGTATATTCATCTCGTATAAGAGCTGGTGCATTTAGCACAGCTTCTACTATGTTTTTACCTCCCTGTACGTACGGGTTAAGAGGCAATGCAGCCAAGCCAGCGGCAGCTTTGTTATAAGCCCGCTCAAAAAATCCTTGGTCGTCACCGGAAGCCATAAGTCACCTATGCCAGCTCGTAAAATTCAAGCGAACCAATAATATCGCTTGTACCGGTAAACACACGGGCTGCGAGAGTAAGAATATCGCTAGTCCCACCTATGGTACGCCCAAGCTGCAAGTCAAAGTTATAGTTAAACTCGGTGCTTATACCCGAAGAACTCTGGTTAGTGCCGCTGATATACTGCAAATCCACAATATTGCCCCCGGAAAGTGCAGTAGCAGAAACATCATAGTCTACGCTGGGGAACGTAGTAGTGTCCCATGAGGCACCAGTCAGTGTGGGGTTTTTTATCAAAGCAATTTCGTAATAAGCCGGACTCGAACCGGAAGGCAACACGGGGATACCCGCTGGGATAATCACTGAATCCAGTCTGTCAGAGGCCAAACGTATAGAAACCAAGGGTTCAAACGACGTACCTACAGTAGTGTCTGCGGTCCTACGCGCCACTTGTTTCGGTACCGTCTGCTGATAACCCCCTTCAGAAATAACAGTAGAGCATATCTGCTTCATGGTGGATGCCGAAGCCGTAGTATCAGTATTTGTAATTTCATACCGGATGGGTAGTACAGCAGTCGTCATATACACCGTGTTGTTAATATTAGCGTTATGGAAGGTATGCGCCACAATAAACTGCCCGTTAATGACAAACCCACATCGAACAGACCCAACACCCAACCACTCAAAATCCTGCCAAAATAGCTGTGCCTGTGTAAGGTTCAGCGTGTATCCACTATCCCCGGTACCATTGAGCTTATCCCCGTTCCAACTGGCTTGGGCTACCTTAGTATCTACGGCGCTTCCGGTCACATAACTACGCATAACGAGGTTTACTGTGGTGTCATCCAGTTCAAAGAATACGCCGTTTTGTGCTCCAAAATACCCAACACGCTGCCGCAAGTTTGCTTTAGCTTCATTCATTACAAAGGTATTCATAACCAACAGGCTTTTCCCGGGCTGGTATGGGAATACTTTAAAGGTTTCTTGGATTATCTCATCCCCAGATACCGTACCCACATCTAGCTCAATAGTGCTTTCGTTTACAACATACGTGGTGGACCCACCGCCAGAAGCGCTAGTATCGAAAGCCCCAGAAGCATCATAGCGGTTCTGGCTATCGAACAAGGTAAAAGGCTCGCTGATGCGAGCACGCCCAAACGCATCTGCGTAAGGACCAGAGGGGTACATGGGGTATGGGCCAGTGCTTGCCATAAGTTCTCTCAGTACCGAGTCAAGTCGGTTAAAATAAAGTCGGAGTACATTGTTGAACTCATCGTTATACCTTTTGGCGTACTGTGCAGGCGGTTCCGGTAATGCTGGTGGCGCCACACGCCTTGTAAATTCACTGATTATAGCCACAAAAACTACCTTCTACCATCTGGTCGCATATCAAACCTCGGTGAACCTAACTGCCATGCTACACCCGCGGCGGTAGACTCTACCTTGATAACCATCTGCCTACCCCTCACACGCACATAGACCTGCCCGGTAAACTCCTCAATAGGCACCGTAGCTGTACGTGTTACTGTAGCTGAACTGTTGCCACCAGTAGATGCAGGTGACGTATAACCCGCACCTGAGTTTTTGAGTGGGGATAGGGTCATAGATATAGCCGGGGAATCTGTGCTGGACCCATCAAAGGTAACGTCAGGCAGCATCCGGTTAATAAACATAAACTGATGCCCATCGTCTAAATCAAACTCAGAAGAAGTAACATAAGCTGTAATAGGTACTGGGCTTACCCCTTCATTGTCATCGGTTCCAACTTCATGGTAGACCAACTTATTATTGTAGGTTGCCGCTATCGGATTGTCTCTTAGCCCGCTATCTAGCCATGCAGTACGTGCCATTGTGCCGTAGTACCAAATGTTTTCCACATAGTTATATACAACGTATTTGTCGATAGTGTCAGAGCCCGCAGATGGGTAGAACCACCAGACTTCGTGGAACTCTTCTAACGTACCGCACGCAACCTGAGCGTACTGAGCATCATTAAAATCGTTAAAAACAAATTTACGTACATTACAAATAAGCGGTTTAACTGTACCGTCGTACATATAAAACTTGCCTCTACCCATCCAGAAAGCAGCCGCACCTACATACGCTGTAGCGTTTTGGCTGGCGATGGAAATATTGTCTCCAAGGAGCTGTGCCCCCCACACTTCCGGCGCACCGAGATACTGAAAGCCGTACAGGGCTGAGTCAGTCCATACTAGAATCTCTTGTCGTGCCTGTGCGGCGGTAACTATTTCACTACCATGAGATAAACGCAAACTGCCCGCTTGGTTCGTAGCTGCTGGGGTCCAGTTGGCAGCATCTTCTTGGTCAGACCAACGTACTAGCATTGGGTCTATTGGGGCAGACCCTGCTTCGTTAGCGCCAAAGGCAAACACAAACCGGCTTATATCAGACACAAATATAGAGTTAACTATGGTAGGTACATCAGAAGCACCAGCTAATGAGGATAAATAAACAGCTCTGGTACTAACCGTGTTTGTCGCATCCCAGTAATAAATATCCCCATATCTATTAGCAAAAATTAAATCTTCTCCAAAATTAGCTTGGCTCCAAAGCCTAATCTGTACGCTGGCTGAACCACCGATACCCCATGTGCCAAAACCAAAATACCCACTACCCCAACCGACTGCTGGTGTGCTTATCTCCCCACCTATGTTTATTTGGTAGGCTCCAACAACAGAAGCTCCACCATTGCCTGTGTCACTAGCGTTTGCAAGTACCTCAGCTCCAGAGGTGTCTTTGGCTTCTATCGTGTATGTATCGTCATCAATTAGGGAAGCTATTTGGTATTCTTGGTTAAGGACCGTGGCAGTAATATTCCCACCTAAAGAAACAGCGCCGCTGTAAGTAACAAAATCTCCAACAATCGCCCCATGTGCAGTATCGGAAACAGTAAGGGTAGCATCGCCGTTAACAGCAGCAAAGGTTACATCTCCTGCTGCGGTAGTAGCTCTAATAGGGGTTATGTCGTAGTAGGCAGTACCACGCTCAATGTAGAATTTTAAATTTGTCCCAACACCGACAAGATTTTTACCGTCAAGAGTTACCCAGTTCCAAAGAGAACGGCATACGCCAAGAAAAGTGTATGTAGAAATACGCTCCCAACCGCCTATTTTTTCGGGGGAGCCTTGTCGGAACCGGATTTTATCGGACTCATACCAGCCGCCTTCAGTGGTATACCGCGTGTTTTCTCGGTTAACTCCGGGGCGTATTTGTATCTTCTTGTATGGCATACATAACCCTTACCAATCTTGATATTTACCAGAGACAATCATCTCAGCGACTTCGTTGGCTCTAGCAGGAGTCTGTTTCGCATACAAGCTGTCCAAAAGGTGCGGGCCAGCTAATTCGTAGTTACCCTCAGCCATTTCGGCTAAGAAGTTTTTGAATTTTAAAAGTTTAGTGATTCCAAGCTGAAAACACAAGTTAATCATAGCATCCCTACGGGCATTATCTAGGTCAGAAAACCACGCAAACGACTTACCTAGCTCGTTAATGCACCGGGTCACATCGTTAGTAAGTAGGTAGTCAATCTCGTCTTCTGATAGCCCTAGCCCCACATCTTCTTTGATACAGCGCCCAACGCCAATAGTTTCATAACCAAGGTGGTCAAGATAAACGTGGTTCTTTACCCCTTCATGCCTTCGTAGTATCTGTAATATTCTGTCGCTCATTGTCAATCCTGCTTCTGTGAGGCGCCAAAGTAAAAAGAAATAACTGCGCTAACAAGTCCACCTAAATAGCCAAGTACAAGGTTAATCAGCTCCATAGAATTTTGCTCAGGAGGCATTATAGTGACCATAGCAATGTAAGCACAGAAAAACAGTACCATTAATATACCGATAAAC